CCTGCGCTAAACAGGAGTCAAAGGTTCACTGCGAGTGTGCAACCTTTCATGAATGAGCAGGGACCACTACCTCCCCCTGTTCAGGGACCAGAAAGAGCAGGTATCTTAGGAGCATTTGATAGACTTGCATCGCAATTTGATGATCTAATTAAGATCAAAAGAAATAAATCTGATCAGTCTGAAGTAGCAGATGATATTCAAAAGACTACTTCTGAAGAAGCAGAAAAAATTATTGAAGAGAATAATAAGACTAAAAAGGAAGCAGTTCAATTAGAATTAGATTACAAAAGATTTGAAAAGGATCAAGCAGATTCAATAGAATCTTCTAAAATTGAGTCTGTTGGAGAAGAAACTGATTTACAAGTTGATACTACTGCTATTGACAATCGTCGCGACGATGATGAAGATGAAGAGGATGATGATCGTGATGATAGAAGCATGTTGGATCGTGCTTTGGATTTTATTACAGGAGATGATTATCTATTAGATGCTGGTGCTGAGGGTGCAGAAAGAGTAGCAGGCAGAGTCGGTAGGCGTGGTGCGAGACGATTCGTAACAAGAACAGCAATAAAATTTGGTGGTAAAAAATTTGCTCAGCGAGCAGCAGTTAAAGGTGCTCAAGCGGTAGTAACTAAAGCAGCAACTGCTCTGGCACCAAAAGCAGTGTTAGGTTTCTTGCGTCCAATCTTCAAGCGTATTCCTATTGTTGGTGGACTGATTGACTTTGTTGTGTCTCTTGCAATGGGAGAACCTGTAGGTAGAGCAGCTGCTAAAGCAATCGGTGCTACACTTGGTGGTGCATTAGGTTCATTGATTCCTATTCCTGGTGTTGGCACAATTGCTGGTGGTATCGTTGGTGACTTAGTTGGTGGTGCTATCTATGATGCTGTTACTGGTGGAGCACCATCAGAACCCACTGGAGCGACCCCAGAAGAGGCACAGGCAGCGGGAGCACCGACATCATATGCTGATCAGTCTGGAGGACTTGGATCACCTGACCCTGTTCCCGAAGCACCACCAGAGAAGTTGGCATCAGGAGGATTCCTTGCAGGAGAGGCAGGACCAGAATATAAGTTTGACTTGTCATCCAAAGAAGGAAAGGATGTTGTTAAAAAGGTTGCTAAAATTGATAACAGTGCATTGTCCGCTGCACCATTTATTATTGGCATTACTCAGCAAATGCTTGATAGAATGGGAAGTGATGTAGCACCAATTAGAGCATACATTTCTCAGGAGATGGCACCACTAGAGAAGTTGTTTGGAGCAGCAAACTTCAACGTTTCAACTAATGTAAAAGATGCTCCTCAATCAAATGAAACTAAGGAAGAAAAAAAATTCTCTATACTTGGCGGATTTAATTTATTTGGAGGAAAAAAGAAAGGAAAACAAGGTGGTGCAGAAGCAGCAGAAACTATGACAGGTGCTCCAGTTACGCCAGTTAATGTTCCATCAAGTAGAAAAGAGAGAGCAAAATTAGCATTTGCTTTCTATAAGTCAAAAGGATTTTCTGATTCAGGTGCTGCTTATATGGTTGGTAATTTACTACAAGAATCTGGGTTGGATCCTGCTGCTAATGGAGATAGTGGTAAGGCATGGGGTATTGCACAGTGGAGAGAAGATGCTGCTTCTGGTGCAAGATGGTTGGCATATAAACAGTGGGCAACTTCTAATGGTTATGAGGTTGGAGATTTGATGGCACAACTTGAGTATACTATTGTAGAAGGCAATCAATATAACAATGGTCTTGTAATGATGAAAGGTGACAATGTAGAAGATCATAAAAAATTTGTTAAAGCATACGAAGGATACTCCGAAGAAGGTAATCGTTTTGGATATGCTCAAGACATCATTAATAACATCCAAGAATATAAAGGAGGACCTACACCATCAGCACCTACTCCCACACCTGTTTCGCCATCTTCATCCAATAATGAGGAAGAAAATCAACCTGGACCAGTGCCTGAAGCAATGGCATCTCCACCTGCAGCTGCCCCCTCAAGACAAAGGAGATCGCAGGGATCTACTGCTGGGGTTGCTGCTAGACAAAGGGAAAGAGAAACTGGAACACCAGGACCAGATCCCAGTGCGCTAGCACCTTTACCTGCACCGTTAGCAGCAGCAGAAAAATTACAAGGAGTTGTTATTCAACCAATCATTATAAAAGAAGGTGGTTCAGCAGTCGGTTACTTGAAGTCAGTTGATACTGGTGAGGGAACTGCTAGGATGTATTATAATACTACAGGTCAACGAACAACCCTAGAAGCATTGAAGCGTGCTAGATTACAAACCAATTGATAAATACATAGGTGATACTAAATTGACTATTTGATTACATAAATTCTGAAAAATTTTTCCCGCCAATTTTTAGCAAAAAAAGTCGAGCATGGCAGCAGGCACAGTAAGTTATCAAGCACCCCAATATGGTAGTCTCGCTGCAGCGGTTGGCGAGAAGATTGGTAGTGCTATTCAACTAGCAGCAGGTGCCAGAAGAAATCAGAACGAAGAGATCAAATCACTTAAAGATATACCAGAAGAAGAAAGAACTGACGAACAGAAAGATAGATTAAAAGAACTTCTTGAACAAAAAGAATCTCAGGGTAAAGGATTCTTTTTTAAAAAAGCATTAGGCACCGAGTTTGGTGGTGATAGAAGAAGAAGAACCATCGGGTTCTTCCAAAAAGATCCTGTAGATCAGAATGATCCAGCATTAGATAAGAAGAAAAGATTTGAAGCACTGTTAAGAGCACAACCAGCTGGTGTTCAAAAAGCACCTGATGCACCACCAGAAACACCAGTAACCAGACAAGATGGTGGTATACTAGGTAGTTTTGCTACTGGTATCATCGAAAAGATTAGTTTGCTTTCTAAAAAAGTAGACGACTTAAAGAAAACTGAAGCAGAGAACAAGACACCATCAGCAGTAGTTAAACTGTCAGAAAGTGTTCGTAATATAAAAACATTCTTCAATAAGAATAATAGTATTGAAGAAGAAAGAATTAAAATATCTCGTGAGAGTCTGGCAGATCAAAAGAAAGCAGCAGACAAAGCGGAAGCAAGTGAAATTGAAAATAGGGGAGAATCTAGGAATAGAAGAGCAGGACTTGCTGGTATTGCTAATAAAAGAGATGGTGGCGGCAAAGAAAAGGGAATAATTGGCAGTCTATTTGACCTTGGAATGGATTTGCTGTCAGGAAGAAAAAAAAGACGTGGCAATCGCCTTTCACGTCGTCGCAGATCAGCAGGATCATTCTTTCCAAGTAGGAGAAGAAGTGTGGGAGGAACTGCATACAGTGCTCCCATTGGACCTCAACCATTAAATTCTTCTACTCCATGGGCAGCAAAAAGTCCTGGCGAACGTGGAGGAATATTTGGACAGGGTGGTTTCTCACCACGTTTACCTGCTAGAAAGTTAGCATCAGGTGGAGTTGTATCTACACCTAAAGGTAGATCAAAGGGTCTTAGTAAACCACCAGAGAAGTTAGCAGACGGTGCTGTTCTAGACAACCCAACTAAGTTTGGCGATAGTGCAGTAGTTCCTAAAAATGATATGGTATCTGCTGTCAAGCAGGACTCTGGTAACGCCAAGAAAGCACCACTATATGCTAAATTAGTTGATGTATCAATTGCTGCTATTGGTGGCGCAATGATCAGTAAGGTTTCTAGTTTTATTGGAGGTCTTACTGGAGGCGTAGGTAAAATTTTCCGTCCCATTATTCAGAGACTATTCCTCCCTGCTGCAGGTGCATTTGGTCTTCCTGTTAACTTAATTACTGCTATGTTTGGCGGCGAAGCATCTGCTCAAGGAATGTCTATACATGGTGCGATTCCAGCTAGAGGTGGGAATGGTAAGAATGGAACAGGAAATGCAACTAATGCTGCATCAACTGGCAACACTGCAGGTATTTCTGGATCTGCATTTGCTACTAATGTTGGAAGTATTTCTGGTTATGGGGTATCATCTGGATTCGGATCGAGAGTTCATCCAATTACTGGTGAAGTTAAAGAGCATCTAGGAACTGACTATGGTATTCCGTATGGCGAACCAATTTCCTTGAAGATGGGTGGTAAGGTTGGAACTGGTGCTGCAGACTTTAAGGCACCAGACACTAGCGGTTCTGTATCTGGTATCGTTACTATTGATCATCCAGATGGTAACTCTACTAGATATATTCACTTGAGTAAAATTAA